CAGTAAATGCAGTAAAAACCAGTGAAATACTGGACATTTTGAAATGCCATGGTAAAATCACGGCAGTTCTAACAGTAGTAACCCAAGCGTAGCCAAAACGCTTATTCAACTTCTTTCAAAGGAAATTTATTATGGCACAATTAAAGTATTGGAATGGGTCCGCTTGGGTTACCGCAGTAGTCGGTGCTCAGGGATTCCAAGGAGACCAAGGTCCCCAAGGTAATCAAGGAACACAAGGTGACACTGGTTCGCAGGGTTCACAAGGTAATCAAGGAAGTCAGGGCTACCAGGGACCACAGGGTTCTAAGGGTTACCAGGGTAACCAAGGTTTCCAAGGCGCAGACGGACCCCAGGGTTTTCAAGGTTCACAAGGTGACCAAGGTTACCAAGGAAATGACGGTCCACAAGGATTTCAAGGCGACCAAGGCCCACAAGGTTTTCAAGGAGACCAGGGATTTCAGGGAAATCAAGGCTTACAAGGTGACCAAGGACCACAAGGTTTTCAAGGTCTAGGTCTAAACTACCAAGGTTCATACGGAACAAACGACAACTACTACATTAATGACGTAGTTACATACCAAGGTTCTTCATTCGTTTGCACAAACGACACTGACAATACCGGAAACCCAGTTTCTAAGCCAGGTTACTGGTCACTTATTGCTTCTAAGGGCGACCAAGGAAACCAAGGAAATCAAGGCTTCCAAGGTGCAGATGGCGCACAAGGCTTTCAGGGCGACCAAGGACCACAAGGGTTCCAGGGTAATGACGGTACGCAAGGAAACCGGGGATACCAAGGACCTCAAGGATTTCAGGGTGACCAAGGTACACAGGGTGTACGTGGATACCAAGGATACCAAGGTTCGCAGGGACAAGATGGTACGCAAGGATTCCAAGGAGACCAGGGAAATCAAGGTTTTCAAGGTGACCAGGGTCCACAGGGTTTTCAAGGCGACCAGGGAACGCAGGGATTCCAGGGAGACCAAGGTCCGCAGGGTTACCAAGGTTACCAAGGACAGTCTGACAAGTACGCTACAACAAGTTCAAGCGACTACACACTTGCTACCGGTTCTGGCGACATTACAGTTGCAGCAGGTCTTTCATACACACCTGGACAAGAAATTGTTATTGCCAACGACAGCACACACTATGTAGTTGCTACCGTTGATTCATACGACCCAGAAGGCGGAGCACTTGCCTTTACCGTTAGCACCACACCTGGTGACGTTGTTGGTTCTGGCGAATTCACATCATGGACAGTAAACCTTAACGGTGCTGTTGGTGTTCAGGGTGCGCAAGGTTTCCAAGGCGACCAAGGGCCACAAGGCTTTCAAGGTAACGATGGTAATCAAGGGTTCCAAGGTGACCAGGGTCCGCAGGGATTCCAAGGAAACGACGGAAACCAGGGCTTCCAGGGTGACCAGGGTCCACAGGGATACCAGGGCCCACAAGGCGACCAAGGATTTCAGGGTAACGATGGTCCACAGGGATTCCAGGGCGACCAAGGAAACCAAGGATTCCAGGGCGACCAGGGACCTCAAGGATTCCAAGGTGACATGGGACCTCAAGGCTACCAGGGATACCAAGGACAAGGATTTACTTACCAAGGTGACTGGGATGCAGGAACTACTTATGCACCATATGATGTAGTTACTTACAACGGCGCAGTTTACATTACGCCTGATTCAAATAAAAATAGCACCCCCGAACCAGACAACAGTAACGCTGACTGGTACGTATTCGTACCACAAGGTACACAAGGATTCCAAGGTAACCAAGGATTCCAAGGTAACGACGGTGTTATGGGTAACCAGGGATACCAAGGTGACCAAGGACCGCAAGGATTCCAAGGACCACGTGGATTCCAAGGCTACCAAGGAAATGATGGAAACCAAGGATACCAAGGTGCAAAAGGATTCCAAGGAGACCAAGGTCCACAAGGAAACCAGGGATACCAAGGAAACCAAGGAAACATTGGTGACCCAGGTATTTACGAGTCAAATGACGGCGTTCCACCAATGGACACCAACATCCTTTGGCTTGACGAAACCGTTACTGCATCACCACCAAATTCAACTGAACTACAGGGATACCCAGTTAGTCCAATTGCACCAACTGAAGGACAAGTTCTTGTCTTTACAAGTGGTGTTTGGACACCAACTACACTGTAGTTTTAAATCTAGGGTTGCCGCGGGTCTGTAATGGGCCCGCGGCAATGAGGGAACTATGGAAAAAGACCACATTTATTTTCTACACATACCAAAGGCCGGTGGTCATTGGGTGCTACGTGAAATCATTGACATAGTTAGTAGGGATATTTTTGTCTTTGATAAGGTAGCACATTATGCGTGGAAACCAGTATTAAAGTCTACGTACTTGATTAGTTCTTGGCGCGACCCTGCAAAAAGAACAGTTAGTCACTATTGCTGGCTTGTTAGTTCAGGTTTAATACCAGAATCAAAGTTAACCGTTAACGATTTTTTTGAATGGGTTGACGAAAACAAAGCATTTTTGTCTAACTTTCAATCAAAAAATATTCTTTCTTCCGGTGACGGTGGGGGTATGTTTTTTTCAGGGGACAAAGTTTTTCGTGGCATAAATAATATTGACGAAGAAATTCTGTTAAAACGAATTAAATCAATTGAAATTTTTCTTAGGGACAATCAAATGAATCCCGAAACAGCAAAAAATGCTGTAGAAAAGATTTATTCCGATTTTCCCAACAATCAAAGAAAACAAAGAATTCTTGACAAAAGCAGGGACCATAACAAAAACGTTGATTCAGAAATTCTTTTTAATAAATTAAACCAAGAAGAAATTGAAACGCTTTATTATCTTAGTCCAATTGATTGCAGCATTTACTTTAATGATGACCTTTTTTGGAATGGTGGACAATGATTATACAAATCATAGGTTTACCTGGTGCTGGAAAAACGGCACTTGCTATAGCACTTAACGACCGTTTAAAAGCAATTCATTTAAATGCTGACGAAGTTCGTGCAACTATAAATTCGGACTTAGATTTTTCAGAAGCCGGACGAATAGAACAATCACGACGACTTGGTGAAATGGCAAAACTTATAAACAAACAAGGTCACAACGTTATCGTTGATTTTGTTTGTCCAACTTTTGAAACAAGGTTGGCTTTTGGAGAACCAGATATTCTTGTTTGGGTTGACCGAATTAAAACCAGTCGTTATGAAGACACTAACACTTTGTGGCAAGACCCAATATGCTTCAAGGGTGTTCGAATTACCAATGGATTAACAATTGAAGAAGAAGTCAACCTAGTTCTAAAGAATATCAATGTCTGAAAAGAGTGTTTGGGAACAATACATGGAAAAGCAAGTGGAGGAAGCAATTCCTTTTTTTGCCGGTTCCAAGGAACTTGAAGACTTTGAATTCAAACGTCACGACGATTTTGATGTTAGCAAAATTGTAGAATACGTCCGTGAATTTGAATCAGAATGGTTCATTGACACTAGCAGGCAAGAACTTTATCCAATTCACAAGCACACAAATACCTACTTTGTTTATTCTTACGACATGGACTGGAAACCTGGTTACGTTTACAAGCCAGAATTAAAATGCGATAAACCAGAACTTTTGGAACTTGTAAATCCAATAATTAAAAGACTTGAAGAAATTCACGATGGCAAAGTTGGCCGTTGCCTTTTTATTAAACTGGCCGCTGGAAAAACCATCGAACCCCACAGCGATGGTGGGGAATATTTAAAAATCGGTCGTCGTCATCACATAGCAATCATTACCAATCAAAAAGTTGGATTTCAAGTTGGCGACACAACAATTCACATGCAACCCGGCGAGTGCTGGGAAATAAATAACACCAGGTTCCACAGTGTTTGGAACAGGGGAACCGAAGACAGAATTCACCTATTGGTTGACATTATACCAACCCAATGGTTAAAATTAAACGACTAATTTAAGGCACCATTATGGCACAATTAAAATACTGGAATGGAAGCAGTTGGCAGACTGCCATTGTTGGCGCCCAGGGTTTCCAGGGTAATCAGGGTACCCAGGGAAATCAAGGGTTTCAAGGAAACCAAGGTACACAAGGCTTTCAAGGAAACCAGGGAACGCAGGGCGTAACTGGTGCTAAAGGCAATACTGGTAACGTAGGCCCGCAAGGCCCGCAAGGATACCAAGGCTTTCAAGGCGAAACCGGTGCGCAAGGAACACAGGGTAATCAAGGTTACCAAGGGTTCCAGGGATACGATGGCGCACAGGGCACTACAGGTGCCACTGGTGCCCAAGGAAACCAAGGTTTCCAGGGAACGCAAGGATACCAGGGATATACCGGTAATACAGGCGCACAAGGCCCACAAGGAAATACTGGTGCCCAAGGAACACAAGGATTCCAAGGTGATACTGGAGCGCAGGGTTCTACTGGGGCACAAGGCTCCACGGGCTCTCAAGGCTCAACTGGCGCACAGGGTGCGCAAGGTTTTCAAGGTAATAGAGGATATCAAGGTTTTCAAGGTGACACTGGTTCACAAGGTTCAACTGGTTCTCAGGGCTCTACCGGCGCACAGGGCTCACAGGGTTCTCAAGGTTCAACTGGTTCACAGGGTTCAACAGGCAACCAAGGAGTACAAGGTTTCCAAGGCAATCAGGGATACCAAGGATACCAAGGCGTACAAGGTTCAACAGGTTCCCAAGGTTCAACAGGCTCGCAGGGTAATCAAGGATTCCAGGGCAATCAAGGAAACCAAGGTTCTACAGGCTCACAGGGTTCAACAGGTAGCCAAGGAACACAAGGGTTCCAAGGTAATCAAGGATACCAGGGAAACACTGGAACAACAGGTTCACAAGGTAGCCAAGGTTCCACAGGGGCGCAAGGCTATCAGGGCAATCAGGGTCCACAAGGTAATCAAGGCTTTCAGGGAACGCAGGGCAACCAGGGGTACCAAGGAAATCAAGGTTTCCAAGGTAATCAAGGGTACCAAGGATACCAAGGTAATCAGGGTGCCGCTAGTGCCGCTAACGCACACGCCGCTGTAAAGGTTGTTTACACAAATCAACTTCCTGCTATCTATGCAAATGGTTCTGCCGACGCAGAAAATGGTACAGGTGTTGGCGCAACTATTACTGCAATTTCAAACGGCGCACTTGGCACAATTGACGGACAAACGCTTTCTGTCGGTAATCGTATTCTATTTACAGGTCGCACAAGCAGTCTTGAAAACGGTATCTACACCGTAACAAGCATTGGTGCACCAGGTAGCAAATACCAGTTCACTCGCGCCACAGACTACGACAACCACATTCTTGGACAAGTTGAATCTGGTGACTACGTATTCGTAATTAACGGAACCACTTACGCAAACACAACTTGGACACAATACGCTGACGGTTCAAACACAGATGGTGCAATCAAGATTGGCACAGACCCAATTCTTTTCACCGAAACTGCCGGTATTGGTGCCCAAGGATTCCAAGGTACACAAGGTGCCGGTGGAGTAATTACCAACTATGGTTCGTTTTTTTCAACAATAGACCAAAACGCCACAACTGGTGGCGAAGCAGTACGCTACGACTCAACAAACATCAACTACGGTGTTACATTACACAGCAACGGAACATACAACACCGGTGTGGTTATGCCTGTTACAGGTACATACCTAATTGACTTTGTTGGACAATTAGCACTTACCGGTCCTGGAACCCACACCGCAAATTTCTGGCTTGTAAAAAACGGTACAACTGCCGTATCAACCGCCTTTGACTCACAGTGCACTTCTAACACACCTACCATTACAACATGGACTTGGCAAGTAAACGCCACTGCTGGTGACTACTACGAAGTGTTCTGGAATGGTGACACCACAAGCCTATTTTTAAACGCTACTGCTGCTGCTTCCCCCGTTCCCGCCGCTAGTTCTGCGGTTATTCGTGTTTCACAACTTGCATACCAAGGTATTCAAGGTGCACAGGGATACCAAGGCAATCAAGGAAACCAGGGTTACCAAGGTTCAACCGGTGCGCAGGGAACTACTGGTGCACAAGGCAACCAGGGATACCAGGGTGCAACTGGAACGCAAGGCTCGCAGGGTTATCAAGGTGTAACAGGAGCACAAGGTTCACAAGGCTCTACTGGTTCTACTGGTGCGCAAGGAAACCAAGGCTTTCAAGGAACGCAAGGTAATCAGGGATTCCAAGGTGTTCAAGGTTCTACCGGTGCGCAAGGTTCTACAGGTGCCCAGGGTACACAGGGTTACCAAGGAGCAACAGGCTCACAGGGCTCTACAGGTGCTACTGGAAGCCAGGGAACGCAAGGTAACCAAGGTTTCCAAGGAACCACAGGGGCGCAAGGCTCAACAGGTGCTCAGGGTTCTACTGGTTCGCAAGGCTCAACCGGTGCACAAGGTGCAACCGGAAGTCAGGGTTCAACAGGAGCCCAAGGTTCCACTGGTGCACAAGGTACAACCGGTGCACAAGGACCACAAGGGTACCAAGGATTTCAGGGAAATCAAGGCTTCCAAGGGCCACAGGGAAATACTGGTGCTCAGGGTTCACAAGGTGCCACGGGTTCACAAGGACCACAAGGGTACCAAGGATTCCAAGGAAATCAAGGTACTACTGGTTCACAGGGTGCTACCGGTTCGCAAGGACCTCAAGGCTATCAGGGTAACCAAGGCTATCAAGGTGCCGCTGGTCCACAAAACTACATTCAGGGTGCTTTGGTTGGAAACAACCCAGCATCATCTGGACAAGCAATTATCTACAACGGTTCACAATGGGGTATTCAATCACTATCTGGTGACGCCACACTTGCTGGCTCTGGTGCAATAACACTTGCATCTGTTGGTACACAAGGTACCCAGGGTGGTGCTACGGCTGTTCCAATTATTACCACTGATGCCAAGGGTCGTGTAACTTCAATCACCACTGCGGCACCATTGGACGGTACAAAACTTCCAACATCTGGTGGAACGCTTTCAGGTAGCCTTTCAGGTACAACCGCCGCATTTACAACTGCACCTTCCAACACTGTTTCCGCAAATGTTGGTACGGTTCAAGTTGGGGCAACACTTGGATATTCCGACGTTAACATTCTGCAATCAACCGCGGAAAGCATTAACAACTACACCCAAGTAATTATTCAAAACACCAGCGCCGGTTCACAGGCTAGTGCCAACTTCAACATTTCTAATGACCAAGGTAGTTCAACAACTAACTTTGGTGAAATTGGTATTAACAGTTCTGGTTTCCAAGGTTCAGGTGCATTTAACACCCCCGGAACGGTTTATGTTGCATCGGCAACTACTGACCTTGCAATTGGTACATACGGTTCAAAGCCAATTCACTTTGTTGTAAATAGTTCAACTACTGATGCAATGACAATTAGTGCGTCTGGAAACACAACCATTAATGGCACCTTGGCTATGAACAGTCAGAAGATTACTGGTCTTGCTAACGGTACTGCTTCTACAGATGCTGCTGCATTTGGTCAGATTCCTGTAGGTGCTACAACTGGTGCGCAAGGAATTATCCAACTTGCCGGTGACCTTGCTGGAACGGCTACTAGCCCAACAGTTACAAGTGTCGCTCACATTACCTCTGGTACGCTAGCGGTTGCTAACGGTGGAACTGGTGTAACAAGTTCAACTGGTACGGGTTCAAGTGTTCTTTCAACCAACCCAGTTCTTGTTGGGCCGCTTGAAACAGCAAACATTGTTGCAACCGCCTACGCTTCAAGCGCTAACACTATTTACCTTACTACGAATGGTTCACTTTACCTTAACACCGCGACTGCAACAAGCAACTTTATCTTTAACTTTGCTTCAACGTCGGGTCAGACATTAAACACACTTTTGTCAACTGGTCAGTCAATCAACGTAACAATTATAACCACGCAAGGAACAACTGCATATTACTGCACGTCTGTTCAGATTGACGGAACTACCATTTCGCCATACTGGCAGGGTGGTAGTGCTCCTTCTTCTGGAAACCCAAGTGGTCTTGACATTTATTCGTTTAGCATCATCAAAACTGGTGCAAACACATACACAACACTAGCAAGTTTGGTGAAGTTCTAATGCCTTTACTAGATACCTTTGGGGGACTTTCAGACAAGGCTTCAGGTTTTGTCAGTCAATTTGGAATTGGTATCCGTGACAGTTTTTCACGCGTAACTTCTGGTGTTCTTAAGAATGCAGATACCGGAAATGTTTGGACTGCCGTAAACGGAACGTGGTATTCAAACGGTGGAACTGCTGTTACATCAACGGCAGCATCTTCATACCCTTTTGCAACAACACCGTACAACCAGAACGTAACCGCAAGCATTCAATCCGCATCGCAAGGTTCGGGAATTCTTTTCTGGCAAACCGACGCAAACAACTGGTGGGCTGTTACCACAACCGGAACCACTGGTACGTATTACTACACGTATTACTACTATGGTTACTACTACACATGTCAATCTAATTCTTGTTGTAGTACTAATTATTACGCTGGTTCACCAAGTTCTTGTTGCACTGGTTCCCCCGCATCGTATTACGGCGGAACATATAAAGCATGTTGCACATATGTTCCTTCTTCTTACTACGCCGGTACTTTCAATTCATGTTGCACACATGCAAACACTTGTGCTGCTTCCGGATATTGCGGTTCTTTTTACAGTGCTTGCTGCAGCGGTTCAAACACATGCGCCGCTTCGTCAAGGTGTGGTGCATCAGGTAAATATGCAGGGGTTTATAATGCCTGCTGCACGGGTTCTAACCACTGTTCTGCTTCGTCGCACTGTGGTGCCTACTTTTCAACCTGTTGTTATGGTAGTACTAACACCTGCGTAGCAAGTTCAAGTTGCGGCACAACATATAGCGCCGGATATTGTATTTCGGCAACAAGTTGTGGACAATCATACACACCTAGCACCTGCAAATACAGTGCAACTTGTAATTCTGGTTCAACATGTGTTTCCAGTCCATGTTGCAGCGTTGTTTTGGCGGGTCCAGGATACTTTGGACCATACACTGGAAGCGGAACAAACTACAACTGGTTGCTTAACATTATTAGTAATGTTGCCGGAAGTATTTCAACCGTTGTCAGTAACACTTTATCCACAGGTTATTCAACAACCCCTGCTATTAACGCAATAAGCATTACAACTTCTGGAAATTCAGCAACTGCAACTGGTTACAGCGATACTGCTGGAACAACGTCACTTGGCACAGTAAATACAACAAATACTGGACAAAAGGGTGATGGTGTTGGTATAATTATGACCCCAGGCGGTTATTCTCAGGGTACCACCGTGGGCCCATTTAAGGCAAATTAAGGAAATCTTATGTCAGACCAAACTTCAAATTCATCTGATGCCGCAACGCACTTTGTTGGCATTGTAAACAACAATTTTGTTGTTCAGATTATTGGTGCAACAGACCGTATGTTTGCTTGGATGATGAGTAATCCTAAGTTTGTTTGTGTTACGGGCATTGAAGAACAGTTAGTTCCCAACCAAACAACTTATGATTCAGCAACCAAACTGTTCACTAAGGAAGAAACCGAAGAAAAAAATACGCTTCCAGCACCAAAACCAGATGTAGTCGCTGCCTACGGTTCACCAGATTCAGGTGTTATGCACTATTTAGCATGCATCATAGAAAATGATGTTGTAGACATTATGGGAATTGATGATGATTTTTATAGGTTCCTTACAAATAATGCCACACTTGTAAATGTAACTGGAATTGAAAGAAAAATCATAATTGGTGACACCAAATACGATGCATCAAAAAATGAACTTGTAAACCCAGATAACACAACAATACCGGTTCCAGCAATCGGTAACATAGCACTGCTAGGATAATTATATGTCAGACCAACCAATTCCATCAGAACCACAAATGCCACAAATGCCAACTGAATTGCCACCACACGCAATTACTTTTGTTCTTGACGGCATTGCGCAAGACACAATTTACACACAAGACCGTTTTGCAGCAATTCTTCTTAGCAATCCAATAATTGTAAAAACTACTGGACTTAAACTTATTCCTGGCGAATCAAAGTATGATGCTGCTTCTGGTTTGTTTTTGAACCCAGATGGAACACCGATTACTTCTACTTCTGCAGAAGATGTAGTTCCACCAATTAACTAAAGGAACAGTAATGAGCGAACAACAATTAACACCTTGGGAACTTTTTAAAAGGGGTGAAGCAGATGCTATCACAAAAGCCCAGGTATACCCACCTGCAGTAGAACCTATTGAAGATACTGAACAACAAAAAGCACGCGCCGCACGTCCTTGGGACCTTCTTAATAAAAACATTGGCCGCGTGACTGAAGAAGTTGCAGCAGAACGTCTTGCTATTTGCAAAAATTGCCCATCGCTTCGTAAGAAAATCAACCAATGCAAAGAATGCGGTTGCTTTATGATTGAGAAGGTAAAACTTCCTAACGCTTACTGTCCGCTTGGTAAATGGCAGGTAGCAGAGGCGGCCCCAATTGAAATTTAAGGGCGAAAGAACAACAAACAAAGCCGCATTTGAATCAATCCCAGAAGCACCAAAGGGATTATTGACACCTGCACTTGAAGTTGTTCCTACCTGGTACAAGGAAATGCCACGTTACCTTGGTGACGTTGAAGGCGATGAAAAGAATCGTGGTCTAATGACCATGAAACACTGCGTCCCATTTCTTGACAGTCTTACAATTGGTTACGTTTATCGCACGCCACAAGACATTTATGTAGAACAACTTGAAGATGGTCCTTCTTGCCGTTGGGCAGAAGAACCAGCGCCTGTTCACAATAGGCCACCAGGACAAACTGGAAAAATGCCAGCACCTGCTGGACACCACCTTGAACACTTTACGTGGCGAACCCAAGTTGCTATTCGCTGGCCAGAAGGCTACAGCGTTCTTATGGTTCATCCTATTAACCGCTTTGACCTTCCGTTCACAACGGTTGCTGGCGTTATCGATGGACCATTTACAATCCACCAAGGCAACATTCCTTTCCACATCAAGGATGGCTTTGAAGGTATCATCCCAAAGGGTACGCCATTTATTCAATGTATTCCATTCCTTCGTGAAAACTGGAAGGCAACAGAAGAAAAGGGCGTTTTCGAAGAAAGTCAAAAGAACACCGACAACGAAGACTTCGCTGCTGGTGGTTGGTATCGTCGCCGTAAATGGCAAAAGAAAACCTACAAGTAAAAGGAACTTGAAATGTTTAAAATTAAAGTTGTAAACGAAAAGAAGCCTGCGGACCCAAAAAAGTTCCAGTACATGTTTATTCCGAAGGACAAGGAAGGCCACAAGAGCCGTCGTTCACTTCGTTGGCTTCCAATTGCAAATGACCCAGCACGTATCTTTGTAGAGCGACTTAAGAATTACAAGGTTTACATTATTTCTGTTGGAACAAATCCAGGTGCTGTAGAAGTAAGACACGTAGCAACTGACCTTGCAAGCGCACTTACACTTGCTAAGAACCTGCAAGCAGAAATTGAAGAAAATGCCAGAAAGGCAAACGAAGGACGTTAATGACCTTTTTTACCAATAGATTCAATGACCAAACACGGGGATTTTCTGCCGGAACAAATACCGTCAAGCACACGCCACAACCTGGTTCAGTGTCTATTGAAGATTCTTCTGCTGCCCTTACGGTACTTGACGTTGGTAATATGGAAGACGTACTTGACTACCTAGGCATAAACCCAGAACTGTAGGATAAAATGAAACCCAAAATTGCTAATACCTACGTCCAGGGAACAACTATCCAGTTCTTCACATCTACCGCCTTTACGGCAGCAGATAACGTTACTTACGTTGACCCCGATATTGTTACTTTTGGCTTCCAAACTAACGGTTCACAGCAATATGTTTGGACCTACACCTACAACGTTGGTGACCCAACAGACACTATTAAGCGTCTTGGCCTGGGTCTTTATGTTGCCAGCATTGACACTTCTTTGTACGCTGATGGCGTTTGGGTTTATTCTTTCATGGGTGAACCTAGTGATGCCGTTAATCACGATTACACAAAAACGAAGGTACGCGCCATGGGTGAATTAGTTGTCCTAAAGCCAACCTTCGACATGGGTTAAAACTTGACTTTAAACACTTGTTCGTATAAACTTTCTTGAAATGGAAGTTAAAGGAGCAGGTATGGCAAAGCCGGATTTAACAGAATTTTTTCGCATTAAACGTTGCGTCATTGGTTCTTTGGACCTATCTGATGTACAACGTGAAAAACTAAACGCTGCATTAGCGTACTCCAACGAAGAAATCCAAACCGTAGAAATTATGCGCGTATTGGGCGAATGGGGATTTAAAGTGAAAAGGACCACGCTGTCCGAACACAGACGAGGAACGTGCTGTTGTGAGTAAAAACAAAATTGATGTTAGCGAATTTTATCGCCATCGCCTTGAACCAAAAGCAGTTGAACCGGAAGACCTAACCGAACTTTGCAAAACAGTTGCAAAGAAGAAACCAGGCAAATCAACAAAACCAACTGGCGATGTATCGATGCTTGTACTTTTAAGTGACTGGCAGGCTGGCAAAAATGAAGGTGGCGGAAGCCCAATGATTGCAGAACGCATCATTTCCTTTCAAGACCGACTTGTATATCGACTACGTGACCTTAAGAAGATTGGTTACGAAATCAACACTGTTTACGGCGTTGGATTGGGTGACCTTATTGAACAATGTTCAGGCCACTATGCAATGCAAACCGCCAATATAGACTTAGACCGACGCGAACAAATGCGTTTAGCGCGACGACTTGTTATGCGCTTTGTTGACCTTATGGTTGATGAAGGCTACAACGTTGTCCTTGGTGCAGTACCTGGTAACCACGGTGAAAACCGAAATGCTATGGGTAAGGCATACACTACATGGACGGACAATGATGACCTTGCTATCTTTGATGGCATTGCAGAAATCATTAGTCACAACCCAGAACGTTATGACAATGTAGAAATTCCACTTGGCGCTATTGCCGATGACCTTACCATGACACTAAACATTTCTGGTGTTGTTTGTGGTTTTGCGCACGGTCACAGTTTCCGAAATGGCGGAAGCAAGAACTGGATTAAGACCAATGGTAGCATTGGAAAAATTGAATCCTGGTGGCTTGGACAAGCAATGGGCCGTCAACCGATTTCTAATGCCGACATTCTTTTTTGCGGTCACCTTCACCACTTTGTAGCATCAAATGCTACAGGGCGACAGGTTTTTATGTCACCTGCTGCTGACGGTGGTTCACATTGGTTTACTAGTACTTCTGGTAGCAATTGCCCACCAGGAATGCTTACGCTTCTTGTAGGTGAAGGTTGTGGACCATTTGGTTGGTCTGACCTTCAAATCCTTTAATGAAGAAAAACAAAGAACCGCAGAACGTAGAACACGTTCGCAAAATGGTTAAAAAGTACAAGGAATTCTACAAGGGCATTAGGTGGATGGCTTGTATTGTCTGTGGTGATTTATGCCCACAATCAAACACCGATGAACGCTATCGTGACCTTGATACGGTTCATTTAACCTGCAGGTACGATACTTCTTACTATGCGCGTTCTAGAGAACTAAAAAAGCAAAGAGAAGAAGAAGCAAAAGTTTCTTTATTTTAGATTTAGGTTTGACCATAGTTCTTCCATTGTTACTAGGCTGGTTTTCCAGTCCTGACGTTCTTCTGGTGTTGAACCACCCCAAACACCGTATTCAATGTTTTCTTTCATTGCGTATTCAAGACATTCAAAACGCACTGGACATTTTTCGCAAATTGTAATTGCGTATCTAATCTGTTTAGACTTTCCGCGACCAGGAAAAAATGTTTGAAAACCAAGGTCACGACAACCTGCTTCTTTGTAGAAAGAAGGTTGACTTTTTTGGAACAGGCTAATGAATTCAGCGGTTACGTAATCTTGGAAATTGAATTCAGCGGTCATTGACTATCGCGGTACATTGAAGCAATGTGTTCGTGCGATTTAGAAAATGCCATGTTACGACTTTCAACACGGTCCCTAAATCCGCAATTACAAGTAATGTCATATTTTTGCTTAAAAAGGACAAAGGTGACCTGATGTGTTTCGATTGTGCTTCGGGTTATTCTTCCCATGACCATTTTCTAAGTCCTCTTTCGTGTGCTTCTTTAGGGTTGTCTGTAATCATAGTATGACAGTAACGACATACCGCCATAAAATTTGATTCGTCTGAATCAATAATTTTTCCGCCAACACCGCGCGGAAGAATTTCGTGAACATCTACCGAACGACCGGTACATTTACTATCCCATTTTGCATTGCAATTAGGGTGTTCACGTAAAAAACGTTCCACAAATTTGGAACGCTTTTCGTATATCTTTTTCATTTTTTCAGAACGGGGCTGTAGCGATTTAGTCGCTTTCAGTCCTTTTTTGCTTTTTAAAGTGGTGCGTGCATGTATTGTTGTTCTGCTAATAAGTCCCTTTTTTGATTTAAGGGGCTTTCGCCTTTCCACTTACAGGTCTACGTGTTGTTGTTGTGTGTCAAGAATTGAAATAAGGCGTTTGTATTCTTTTATTTTTGCTTCCAGGTGTTCAACCTTTTCGCCCAAAGTTACTACAGTCTTTTCAAGTTCCGTGACGTATTCATTAATTTCGTTGTCGTAAGACATTAGTTACCACTTTCTCGGTAGGAAGCCATAAGACTTCTAAGTGCTTCTAAACGGCTTCGTACAGACATTAATGCCTGACGTGTTGCATCGTGCTTAGCCTTCGCGCTTTCCATGGCAATTCGTTCTGCTTCTGTTTGAACGGTTGCAATGTCATCGGCAAGGTCAGCAGTTACTTTTTTACCTTCGTAATCACCATCGACTCTTGCCATAAGACGATTCTTAGCAAAAGCAACTTTAAAGGCAGATTCTGCAAAACCATACTCGTCCGCTGTTACTGCAAAGTCTTTCGTAAGGTCTTCCATTTGATTCATGGCATGACGCATTGTTTCTTCTATATGCAAGTAACTAAGCGGAACGGAGTAATAGTTTTTGTCAGACATTAGAACGCTTCGTATTCCGACTTACTTGCGCCAGCAAAAGCAGGGGCATCGTTCTTAACATTCTTGGTGATTGATACAGTGGCAAAGCGAAGCAATGCACCAACATCGTCAGCAACGATTTCAGCAATTGTTCCCTTTGTTCCGTCCTTCTTTTCGTAATCACGAACTTCAAGACGACCAGTTACAACAACACCAGCACCCTTTTGAAGTGATTCGTTTACGTTTTCTGCTGTCTTGCCGAAGCAAACAACATCGTAGAAGGAAGTGGTTTCGCGGTCCTTAACACGGCGTGTTGATGCAAGACCAAAACGCACGCGTGCCATTCCACTATCGCCAAACTTCAATTCTGGTTCACGGGTTAAGTTACCCGTTACTGTGATTGATGAATCCATTACGATTCCTTTCTAGTTAGTCCCCTGAAGTGACTTCAGGTTGTCGATTACTGCTTTTGCTTCATCGAATGTAAGGTCGGCCAATCCCGTTACAGGGTGTCCAACAATTTTGTCAAGTGAATCGTACATCTGAAGGTCATCCCAGCCAAGGCCGGTGTGTGAAATAGCCCAAATCATTCGGGTCATTCCTTCGGTTGCCATCTTTCCACTTGCTGCTTTGCTAGCAACTGTGGCACTAAGACTAGGTTGTGAAGCCTTCGCTTTAGGTGCTGGTGCAGATTGCTGTGTTGCTTGTGTTGCAAAGTTTCCATCGTCATCGTCATCGGCAACAATACCAAGGCATGACATGTAGGAATACCTTCGTGCATAGGTGACCGCCGAGCCCTGGGCTTGAGGGTCATTCTTTACTAGGTGCAAACGCATTTCATGTGAAATGTATTGACCTGACGTGTGCAACAAGTAAGTGGTTAGCGTGTCATTGTCACCACTTGAATCGATGAATTGACTAACCGCAAGACCATGCTTAGACAAAATCGGTGCTGTGTGTTTCACAACTTCGGGCAATCCTGCGTACTTACTTTTGAAGAATGGGTTTACGGAATCCTTGGGCACGGCAGAAAATTCTGCCTGTGCGCTAACAAGTGCCATAGCCAATTCGTTGATTGATTCACTTTTCATATTTACCTTCCTTTCTTAAAGGTTTAAATATTGTACAGGTGTTTTTGTCACTTGTCAAGAACCTACTTCGCTGCACGCAAAGTTCTTGGGCCGGGACGTGTTTTCTTAAATTGTTCAAACACTTCAGGTGCTTCACGCTTTAAGCGGTCGGTGTCAAGGGTTTCAACATCCTTGCTTGCTTTGTAAGAAAGAATGACTTCACCGTTAACAGTGGCGTATTCTGCATCACCAACAAGTTCTAGGATTCGGGCACGTAAGGCCTTCCTTGCTTTGTCGGTTTCATCAGCATTCACCTTTGCTTCGGTGAATTCTTCCCAAAGTTCTTTAAGTTGTGAACCGCCTTCAAACCCTTTGCCAACTTCATGGCGTGGATAGCGGGCACTAAGCGCAGATTCTGTGGCATCGCTACCATCGGTTTCAGGTGCAACGCCAGTTTGAATAAGGTCCCAAAACTGGGATTCCATAATTACAACGTTTTCCGCCAACTGGTCGTCCCATTCCATTTCACGAACCTGAAGTCCGTGTCCGCCAACAAGTGCGGCAAATGTAATGTTGGTATAACCAGTAACAATTCCGTAGTGATAACCCTGCAACATGTATGACTGTGGAACCTGATTGTTTGCCCAAGCCGCAGGATTTCCTGGGCTTGCAATACCAGCGGTTTTGACTTCAAGAATTCCGTGAACATTGTCACTTGGTTCTGATTCTTCACGCCACATCGTTACCTGACCAGCAGGAAATTTTTCGCTTGGTTCAACAATAAGGAAGTCAAGGTTGGCAAACATGAATTCTTGGCCAGGTTCTTCTGACCAAAGAATGACAGGCCACTCAACAACAGCCTTGTTGTAATCTTCCGCATACGCTTCTGCAACAACACGTTCTAGACGGTGACCCCACTTGGTGGCTTCATTGCCAACGGAATCTGCCTCTACTGCACCAGTCTTTTCTGACCAGAGTGCATAGGGTGACTTGTACTTGTTAACGCCAACAACGGTACCAGCATCAGAACCACCGATACCACCCTTGCGTGCTTCAAGCCATTCGCTTTCTGACATGTCCCAAACGGGAATTACTTTTACCTTTTTCATTTGTCTTCCTTCAACTTGATTGTTCTTGCTACCTTATCCTCAAAAGTCAGGATACCTAAAGACCGTAGTTCCTGACAAGCCGCGAACACAGTTCCAACTGAAAGACCTGTATTCTTTGACAAATCACGGTAACTTGGACCGTAGTTATGTTCAGTGTACCACAATTTTACTGCTTGAACAACTGTTCGTTCGTTCGCAAGTTTTGCGTTTTTTTCGTTCTTATTCGGCGTCTTCAACTTGCAACCCTTCCAAGGTTAAGGTTCCTGACATAGCAAGAACGCGCTTGTAAATTTCTTCGTACAAACCTTCGGTAGCCTTGATTTTTTCAATGGCCTTGTTCCTACCGTTTGCAAACTGTTCGCCATCATAGTAAATCCATGCACCGCGTGCTTGGAAAATACCAACATCTACGGCACAGTCCAAAAGTGCATTTACTTTTGGAACACCGACACCGTATTCAAGGTCAAATTCAGCCTGCTTGAAGGGGGCTGCTATTTTATTTTTTACTACCTTTACACGGGTTCGGTTAGCAGTAGCATCTTCGCCCTTCTTAATGGTCTGAATACGGCGAACATCTAGGCGTACCGAAGCGTAATAGGGCAAAGCCTTTCCGCCAGGGGTGTATTCGCTAGGACCGTACATTTTTCCAATGGATTCACGCAATTGGTTAATGAAAATGACAATGGTTCCCGTTTTTGATACGACCCCTGTCAATTTTCGCAGTGCCTGACCCATCAATCGTGGCTGAAGGCCAACATGGTGGTCGCCCATTTCGCCCTCAATTTCGGCTCGGGGAACCAAAGCGGCCACTGAATCAATGACAACCATGGCAATTTTGCCACTTTCCACCAGTCGAAGTGCAATTTCAAGACCTTCTTCAGCCGTACTTGGCTGGGATAGCAATAATTCGTCCAGGTTGACACCCACTGCTTTGGCGTATACGGGGTCTAAAGCGTGTTCTGCGTCAACGTAAGCGCAAGTTAGACCCAAAGCCTGGGCCTCAGCAACAGCGTGCATTGCAAGGGTTGATTTACCGCTTGAAGGCGGTCCGTAAAATTCCACAATCCTGCCCTTTGGAAGACCACCGGCACCCAAGGCCATGTCTAGGGGTAGAATGCCCGTGGAAATAACTTCCACCGGAAGCACTTCGCTACTGTTAAGGCGCATAATTGCCCCAGCACCGAACTGCTTATTGATTTCATCCATAATTGCTTGCAATTCTGGGGTAGCCGTTTTCTTTGCCACTTGTTCTCCTATCGGTTAGAACAACACTATACACGAACCCATGTTCAAATTCAACTTGACAGGGGGATTTTTTTACGATAGCCTTTGACCCATGAACCAATTTATGTCGTCGTTCAGTACACTGAACATAGCGTGGGTCGACAAAGAAGAAGTTTTCGTAAGGGCAAGGTATTCCGAAGCCTTTGTGGAAGACTGTCGCCAAATCGAAGGCCGTCGCTGGGATTCTGAACAAAAAGTCAACGTATTCCCAGTTTCACAAATTCCGGCACTTAAAATGCTTGCCGAAAAGTGGAATATCCGCATGCCCAAGGAAGTCATTAGTGCTGACGATGGGAAATATTTCACAAATTCCACGCGTAATCACTTCCAGGTTACCGTTGACGGCGATGAAATAGTTATTTGCTTTGACTACAACCCTAGGATGATTGAAGCCATCCGTATGTTTATCCCTGGGGTCAAGTGGAACGCTAACCACAAGGAATGGCGTTGCGCCATTACCAGCATGTACGAAGCGGTGAATTTTGCGGTTGAATACAACCTAAGTATTTCCAAGATGCTTGAAGAAAAGGCAATTGAAGTACTTCAGAACAACATGGACATGCGTGAAGCGTCTATGTCGTTGGACGCGGAAATAGAAATCCCCGACATTGCGCTACCCCTTATGCCGTATCAAAAGGCGGGCGTCGCCTACATGAAGAAGGTGCGTAAGGGCATCATCGGTGACCAGCCCGGTCTTGGTAAGACTGCACAAGCAATAGCCACCGTCGCTTCGGAAAATGCTTACCCAGTAGTAGTTGTATGTCCTAATACATTAAAATTTAATTGGCAGCGGGAAATTCAAAAATTTTTCCCAAAATTAAGGGTTTCCATCCTTAGTGGAACTAAGTCTGAAACCATAGAAGAAACAGATGTAATCATTGTTAATTATGACATTTGCTATGAACGTAATGGTGACATGCTTAGGCATGGTTTTAATTCGTTAATCGTGGATGAATCCCACGCCATAAAAAATGGTGTGAAGAAGACGAAGTGCCCGTTGTGTAATACAGCCGTGCGTTCTAACGCTACGCGGTGCAACACTTGTGGCGCGGGAAAAATTAAACCGATTGAATCGTGGACGGTGAAGCGCACCGGTGCGGTGATGCAACTAGCGAAGTCGTTGGACCCGCAGGATTTTGTAATCCTACTAACCGGTACCCCGATTACGAATAGACCCGATGAATTAATCCCGCAACTAGAAGCGGTCGGTCACCTAGCGTCGTTTGGTGGGTCGTGGCGATTTAAGAACCGCTACGCACCGAAGCGTAACGTGGCACTTAATACCGCCGAACTAAATGTAAAACTTCGTGAACTGTGTTTCGTACGACGCAACAAAAAAGACGTGTACGAAGACCTACCGGAACTTCGCAATGCCGTCCAGTACTTGCCGATTGACAGCAAGCAGATGAACTGGTACCAAGAAGTTGAACGTGATGTAGTTGAATACTTTGCCAACCGTGCCAAGGAACTAGCCGAAGAAGACGGTAGTGATGGCACGGACGCCTACTGGCAGAAAAAAATTACTTTGGCCCGCGCCGAAAATCTTGTCAAAATTACTGCGCTACGTGATGCCGTATCTAAGATTAAGTACGACAGCATTACAGCGTGGCTGGACAACTTCCTTGAATCAGGTGACGGCGAAAAAGTAATTGTCTTTGCTGAACACATCGAATTTGTAGAAAAATTGTTTGACCGCTACAAGTCAGTTGCAGTCAAAATCCGTGGTGGTGTATCCGCCGACGACCGTATGGCCGCAGTTGATAAGTTCCAAAGCGACCCAGATTGCCGTGTTTTTATTGCTAATATGACAGCCGCTTCCGAAGGCTTGACATTGACCGCCGCAAGTGATGTAGTGTTTTGTGAACTTGGCTGGACCCCAGCCATTCACGAACAGTGCGTCAGCCGTTGTTACGCCCGTGCTAACGATATGCACGGTGCTACCGCGTGGTACCTTCTTGCACAGCAGACTATTGATGAAACTATCTATAACCTGCTTGAAAATAAGAAGAAGGTAGTTAACGCAGTTACCGATGGTGTGGATGTTGAGGAAGGAGACAGTGTTATGGGTGGGCTTATTAAAGACCTTGCTGAACGGGGGTTGTCCAAGTGACCGAAACCGTAGGCATACATGGATACAGGTATGCGACCATCCCGGAATGGATTTTGGACGCCGAAATTAGCCCATATTCAGTCCGTCTTTTTAGTGTACTTAGCCGTTATGTAGGTAGCAACGAAGCCGCTTGGCCTTCGCGAAGGCTATTGGCTGAACGAATGCACTGTTCCGTTGACAGGGTTGATGCTTCTGTCAAGGAATTAGTTGAAATTGGTGCTATTTCTACAGTCCGTAGGCACCGTGAAGATGGTTCTTACACCAGTAATTTCTACTACTTGTGGCCGCTAACTTCGGAGGGGGTAGCCGCTAAAACACCCCTAGGTAGCCGTCAAAACGACCCTACCCTAGCCGCCAATCTCCTACAACATGAAAGAACATTAATAGAAAGAACATTAAAGAAAGATACTTCTTCGGAAAAGAAGAAGCGTAATTCTTACGATGATGACTTTGAATCCCTGTGGAAGTTGTACCCACGTAAGGTAAACAAGTCAGGTTCTGCCAAGGCGTACTGCACTGCAAGGAAGCGTGGCGCGACACACGAAGAACTTATGACCGCTACAAAAAATTACGCGTTGGAACGCACCGGTCAGGAAGAAAGATTTACGTTACACGCGCAAACTTTTTTTGGCCCGAACGATAGGTGGCGCGACTACCTGCCAAGTACTTCTACGTATGCATACGAACTTTCTGGCGAAGAAAAGAAAGCGTGCGCATTGTATGATGATTACGACGGTGGTAAAACAAACATTAACCCCGCCAAGAACGGCTATAGTAGACCTATCAATAGTCGTGGTCAGTTGATTGACGCGCAAGGCCGACCGTTTGAACTTGATACAGCAAGTGGTCGCCGTAGATATTTAGTTGAAGTGTAAGGGACGGGTAAAAGGTGGAACAGGATAACAAACCGGCACCATATGACATGGTGGCTGAAGAATCTTTACTGGGTGCAATGATTTTGTCACCCGAAGCGGCGTTGATTGGTATTGATGTTGTTCGTGCGGAAGATTTTTATCGTCCTTTGCACGGTCAGATTTTTAGTGCCATTGCAAACTTGATGGGTGAAGGCGTGGTTGTTGACACGACTACAGTTTCCGCAAAGTTGAACAACAGCGAAGTTGTACCAATGCTTATGGCAATGGTACTTAACACACCTTCGTCTGCTGGTGCGTTTAATTACGCTTCTATCATTTACAAGCATTCAGTTGCACGTAAGTTGATGCGGGAACTTGGCGGTGCAGTAGATAATATCCGAAACGGCGAAGACCCATACGAACAGGCTAAGAAAGTTGAAAAGACCGTTAACGGTGTTGGCAACATTCACGCAGGTGGTCCAGAAGCAATGACGGTGTACGAACTTGCCGCTAATTCAGAAGCCATTGCACCGGTTGTAATCCCTGGAATGATGCACAGCGACTACAGAACTATTGTTGTTGCTGAAGAAGGTGCGGGTAAGTCACTTCTTCTTCGTACGATTGGAATGTCCGCTTCGCAAGGGTATCACCCATTTAGTCACCAACGTATCAAGCCGGTTCGCGTTCTTATCATTGACCTTGAAAACCCTACGCAGGCAATTACGCAAACAGCCATTCCATTCATGGACATGCTTAAGACCCGCGAATTCGGAATTGATAACGAAAAGAAAACGTTTGACCCTGAACGCATTAAGTTTTTCAGACGCCCCGGTGGTATTGAAATCAGAAACCTTTCTGACCGCGCAGAAATTCAACGTGAAATTGCTGCATTCAGACCGGAACTTGTTTGCATTGGCCCTATCTATAAGATGTACCGACGCGGTGCAAGCGAATCTTACGAAGACAGTGCTGATGAAGCGATGGCAATTCTTGACACGTTGCGAACCAAGTATGGTTTTGCATTAATCATGGAACACCACGCGGCCAAGGGTAAGTCAGGTGAAAAGCGTGAACTTTCACCTATGGGTTCCCAGCGTTGGATGGCGTGGCCTGAAATTGGTATATCTTTGTACAAAGACGACCGTGACCCAACAATGCTTCATGTAAAGCGTTTTCGTGGTGACCGTCTATCTGGTGTATCATGGCCAGACCGCATTATGCGTGACCGAACTTGGTTGGTCGAAGGAAGTTGGGATGGAGGTGTTCCTACAGCATGACAGTAGTAGTTGCTTATACAAATGAAGCAAGTTGTGGGATGGCCTTCGATTCTGCCGTGGGCGATGAAGATGCCGTCCTTATTTCGTCAACACCAAAAGCATTCATTCATGCCGGTAACGGCATTATTGGTGCCGCTGGTTCTTGGCGTATTATAAATCTGCTTTCCAAATTGGAAAAAAGAAAGTGTACCCCTGAAACCATCGTTGGTATGCTTAAAGAAATCAAGGGTGAAGATGATTCTGTGAAAGATACAGAAATTCTTTGTGCTTGGCCTAACCGTCCGTTGGTCATTATTCAAAATGACTTTTCGGCAGTTGAGGTGGATTCGCCGTTTTTGGCGATTGGTAGTGGTTCCCCCTATTCACTTGGCTACTTAGAAGGTTGTCAAGAAATAGGCCCAAATGAACTAAGCGATGCCGTGGAAGTAGCAATTAAATACTCCCCGTTTGTCGCAGGCCCAGTAAAAAATCTTTACTGCGGGTCGAAGTAGAAAAGGCTAAATGAAATACCTATCTATTGTTCTTTTATCTTGTAGTAGTTTTATTTTTGGTTCGGCACTGCCAAGCAACAGCGCGGCTTCGTCAAATGAAAGCACTGTAACAACACTTGATACAGGAACTTCATGGAATCCTGCTTCACTTTCTGCACCACCAGTTTCACCACCTTCGTTGATTAATCCGTCAACAACGGTTACGACTGTTCCACTACCATTGGTATCTGATGATATTGTGGCTAAGTGGGAAAAGGTTGCGCAGTGTGAACAGGGTGGCAACTGGCATGTACGTGGTCCAATTTATTCAGGTGGTTTAGGTATCACCGAAGTGAACTGGGTTAAATACGGCGGGTTGTCTTTGTTTGGTGCATTGTACTTAGCAAGTCCACAGCAACAAGTTTTTATCGCAAGAAAAATACAAGCAGCAGCAGGAATACCAGATTACGTGCCAGACCAATATGGTTGCGGACGTGGTTGGTAAATAATGAAAAGGGGAAACAATGAATTTTGATGAATGGCTTAAGTATGGAATCGAAAATGGTTTTTGTAGTGGTGTTGTTTGCGCAACGCATGATGGCGTGCCAACACACGAAACAGAAGACCGTGCATGGGAAGAAGGAAGCGACCCATGCGCAACAATTGTCAGACTAGGTACACCTTCCGAATGGGAACTGCCGGATTGGTGGTTCGAACAGTAATGGACACATGGGTAAAATTAGGTGCTTGTCGGGGCACAGACGAAAACTTTTTTTCTGGAAGACCTACAACAAAAATGCAAGACTTATGTGAAAATTGCCCTGTTGCAAAAGAATGTTATGAACACGCATTGAAATATGAAGTGTTTGGTTTTTGGTCGGGAACAACAGAAAAACAACGTGAAAAATTGCGCAAGGAATTTGGCATACCAATTCCAGCCAAATTACCTGAAAACATTGAAGAAATGAACGGTCACTTTGGTTCTGCAATTCAACACGGAACTAATCGTGGGTATAACCAGCATCGCCGTCAAGGAGTGCCGACTTGCGAAGCATGCCGTAAAGCGCATAATGTTGTTAATAAGACGCAGAAGCGTGAAAACAAAGATATTAGGGTGGCTTAAGATGCAAACTTTTTTACCATATGCAGATTTTGAAAAATCAGCGTCAGTATTGGACATGAAACGACTAGGCAAGCAACGCGTTGAAAACTTGCAAGTACTTAAAGCGTTGACAATGCCAGAATACGGTTGGAAGAATCACCCCGCCGTAAAAATGTGGGTTGGACACGTTCTTTCACTGCTTGAATACCAAGTTGCAATCTGCAAAGAATGGACTAGTCGTGGTTACAAAGACACTTGTTTAGAAAAGTCTTTTGCACTGCTAGACAATTTTAATGCTGAACTTCGCATTGTAAAGCCAGACTGGGTTGGCAACGAAGAATTCCATCGTTCGCACCAAAGCAACTTGCTTAGAAAATTACCAGACCACTACGCACAATACTTTCCCGGCGTTCCAGATGACCTTGAATACTATTGGCCTAGTGAACACAAACAGGAAGAACTTGTATGAAATATTTTTACGTATACCAGAAAACAAACAATTCTGCCGTTGGCGAAAAAGTAAATAGAACGTTCTTCTTTTACCTAAAGGCATAAAATGACAGATGAAGAACTTTGGTCGCAACACTTTCCGGAAGAAAAAATTCCTGGTGTTGCTGAACCACTTCCAGGAAAATGTGGCGCACGTTTACGTAACAAGAACCTTAAAGAACTTGGCATGGAACGTTTTTGCAACAAGACCGCTGGAATGGGAACAGACCACCTTGGCGAAGGCACTTGTAAGTGGCACTTAGGCAATAGCCTTAAACACACTAGGGGTGCAGTTCGTAAGGTTATGAACAAAGAATTACAAACACTAACCGAACGCTTGGGTGAACCAGAACCAATGGGTCCGCCAGAAGTTGAAGCGTACCTACTTGCTTCCAAGATGAAAACTTGGTCGGTGGTGCTAGAAGAAAAACTTGACGAACTAAATGGTATTTTGGAAGTAACCGACAAGGCTGGTGTGGAACACGTTCGTGCCCTTATCGAAGTAGTCGAACGTGCATGGGAACGTTATCAAGGCGCACTTGAATTCATGCTTAAGTATGACCTTCGCAAGCGCGTTATCGAACTTGAAGAACACCAAGCCAATTTAGTTGGTGCTGCTTTCATGGCAATTATTTTAAGCAAGGATTTAAAGTTGTCCGAAAGTCAAATTGAAGCAGCGCGAAACATGTTCGCTGAAAGAATGACCGAACTTGGTGGCGATATGGAACCAAGTTGGGCGTCGGGAATTATTGACGCAGATATTGTTGATTAAGAGTCAAACTAACAAAAGGCCCCTTGCTTTGCGCAGGGGGCCTTTTGCTTTGTAACAGTGGGGACAGACACATGAACGTTCCTCTAAATCTGCCTATCCCCACACCGCAGGTAGGAAAGTGGAAGAACCTACCGCGGGACCATGCACTTACAAGTAAGGGTATAAGTCATGGTAGAACGTTATTAGGTTAAAGTGCCTTTGTCCTAATGTCAAGCATTTAGTCTGG